CGCCTGCAGCAGGAGCGGCAGTGGTGAAGCGCGAGCCCCCGGTCGCCGATGCGCTCGGGCTGCGGCACGACCGCTGTCACGAGGACGGGCGGCTGCTGCGCGCGACACCGCTGCAGTCAGCCCTGCCCCCGCGGTCGCGCCCCCCGCGGGAGGCCGATCGGCTGTCGCGCCCGCAGCCCCCGCGGCCCATCCCCCCGCGGGTCCGCCCCACGCCCACGCCCGGGATGGTGGCCTACCCGCTCCTCGGCGCCCGGGTGGTCAAGTGAGTCGCCCCCGCGGGCGGCCGGCGAATTCCACCTCGGCCCTGGTGCCGGCGGCGGCGCGCACCGACGCGGCGCTGGGCGATGTCGAGGCGGTGCTCAACCACCAGGCGATCGAGGTGTTTGCCCGAGCGGTCGGCGGGCGCGACCAGCTGGCCGATGTCCTGGCGGTGGCCGGCACGGGCGGCGAGATCGAGCGGGTGACGACCCTGCTCCTCGACCCGCGGTATGCGCACTGGACCCTCGCGCGCCTCTGCACGACGGTCGGCATCACGGTCGCGGATCTGTTCGCCAGCTACCGCAAGGCGATGATCGTCCGCGCGCAGATCGAGGCGACGCACACGATCGCCGCCCGGCTGCCGGGCGTGGTCACCGATGTGATGGACAAGGCGATCAGCGACCCCACCGTCGAGCGCCACAAGCTCGCGCTCGAACTCGGGCAGCTCCTGGAGAAGAAGGGCGGGCTGATCGTCCAGCAGAACAACCTGGCCGCCACGGTCGGCGCGACCGGATCCGGCTCGCTCGAACAGCTCCAGCAGGCGGTGGGCGATCTGCTCTTCGGGGACCGGCGGGGCCAGGACGCGGCCGAGGCGGAGGTCATCGAGGCCGAGCCGGTGCCCGTCGACCCCGAGCCCCCCGCGGACGACGCCGCTGAGGCGTAGCGGCAAGCATATGTATCACCCGGATGTGATCGCCGAGCGCGAAGCGGCCGCGACCCGCCAGTTCGGGAGTGCGTTCCCGAACGGCGTGATCCCGCGCTACAGCGTGCGCGACAGCGCGGCGCTGACCGCCTCGGCGATGGCCGCGGTCGACGAGACCGGCGCGCCCATCCGCCCGCTCACCGAGGACGAGGCGCTGTTTGTCACCAGCTCGCGCCTGCGGGTGATCTACGACTTCCCCTACTTCGCCGAGCGCTTCTGCTGGATCGACATGGAAGGCCACGGGCTGCGCCGGCTGACCCCCTTCTGGGAGTCGCAGAAGCTGGTCCTGGATCAGCTGGGGCGGATCGAGAAGGCCAACCAGGCGAACGGGTCGCCCGATGGGCTGCTCCTGAACATCCTGAAGGCCCGGCAGCTGGGCGTCTCGACCCTCAGCGAGGCGCTGGTCGCGCACCGCATCGTCACGCGCGCGCACATCCGGGCGCTCAGCGCGGCGGACGTCGAGGACCAGGCCGGGTACCTGTTCCGCATGGTCGTGCGCATCTACGACCAGCTGCCCTGGTTCGTCCGCCCGGGGAAGGTCTACTTCAACAAGAACCGCGAGCTCAGCCTCGCCAACCAGTCGTTCCTCAAGACCGCCTGGGGCAAGTCCACCCGCGGCGCGCTCCAGGCCCAGACCGGCCTCGAAGGCTCCAAGGGCTCGATCGGCCGCGGCCAGACGTACTCGGTCGTCCACATCTCCGAGCTCCCGACCTGGGAGAACCCCGAGCAGCTCGACACGGCGCTCCTGCCCGCCATCCCCTACGCCCCGGACACCCTGGTCCTCTACGAAGCGACCGCGGAGTTCGCCGGCGACTGGTGGCACAAGCACTGGCTGGCCTCCGGCGAGGGCGAAGGGCGCTTCAAGAACATCTTCATCCCCTGGTCGGCCGAGCCGAAGAAGTACTCGCTCCCCGCCCCGCTCGACTGGTCGCCCTCGGTCACGACCCTGGCGCACGCGGTCAAGGCCGAACGGGACTCGCCCAAGTGGTTCGCCGGCGAGACGCGCGTCCTCAGTCGCGAGCAGCTCTACTGGTACGAGAAGACGCGCGGCTTCTACGAGAAGAAGGGGCAGCTCTACAAGTTCCTCAAGGAGTACCCGGCCGACGACCTGGAGTGCTTCCAGTACGCCGGGCGGAGCATCTTCACACTCGAACAGCTGGAGCAGATCGACCAGGCGGGCTCCCGCCCGCTCCTCGACGTCTGGGCGGTCGAGCCGGCCCTCGGCATCGCGCAGCTGCGCCGCGACCACAGCACCGACAAGCCCTCAGCCGACCTGCAGGCCAAGCGCGTCGTCCCGCCGCTCGCGCCGCACGTCTCGCGCCTCTCGACCCTCGTCTCGCACGAAGTCGAGCCCGTCCCGCCGGGCTACGGCTTCCGCCGGCTCGACAAGGCCGCGCTCGCCTCGCTGCCCAACCTGCGCCAGGGCGTGCTCGCGATCTGGGAGTACCCGCGGGTGCGCGGCAGCCGCAGGTACATCCTCGGCGTCGACGTCTCCGACGGCCTGGGCCAGGACTACTCCGTCATCGACGTCATCCGCCAGCCGACGATCGAAGAGCCCGCCGAGCAGGTCGCGCAGTACGTCACCAACGTGCTCGACCCGAAGGCGCTCGCCTTCGTCTGTGACGCGATTGGCCGCTACTACGCCGACCCGGACGGCATCGAGGCGCTGGCCGCGATCGAGACGAACAACCACGGCCTGGCGACCCAGGACACGCTGCAGCTGCACCTGGGCTACAGCCACTTCTACGTCTGGGAATATGCGGATGCCGCTTCAGCCGAGCGGCGCTATTCCACCCGCATCGGCTGGGTGACCTCCCCCCGGACGCGCCCGCTGCTCCTGGCCAGCTTCCACAACGCGGTGACCGCGTTTGACCCGATCACCGCGCGGCCCGACTTCGTGCTCAACAGCCCGATCACCCGCGGCGAGCTGCGCCACTTCATCACCGCCTCGACGATCGGCGAAGCCGAAGCCGCGCGCGGCCAGCACGACGACTGCGTGTTCGCCGCCGCGATCGGCTTCTACGTCTCCTGGCGCATGTCGGGCGGCGAGGTGGAACCGGTCGCCGAGCGGCGCCGCCGCAAGACGGCGTTTGACGCGCTCACGGCTGAGGCGCAGATCGACCGCCCCGACTACCGCAACAGCCCGGCCTCCGCCGAGGACGCCGACGACCTGGAGACTGACCATGAAGAACGCGCCAGCCCCGACGACTACTACAGCCTCAGCGACGACACCGCGGGGCTCTTCTTCGACGACCGCACGCGCGCCTGAGCCAGAGCTGGGGCGCACGCCGGCGTCGATCCTGGCCGAGATCGAGGCGCTAGCCTCGGTCGCCCGCCGGCAGGTCGCCTCACCGGCGCCGGCGCCCGGGCTGCACCTCAGCGTGGTCGAGTGCGACCAGCTGGCCGCCGTGCTCGGCCTGGGCACGCGCCCCACCGCCGCCTCGATCCTGCGCGCCATCGACCACCTGGCCTCGCTCCGCATCGGCGAGGTGCGCATCCCGCTCACGCCCGGCCAGATGGCCGAGCTCGCGCACCGCGCCAGTAAGCGCGGGCGGACGGTCGAGGCCGAGATGCGCGCGGTGGTCGCGCGGGTCGAGACCGAGCTGTTCCACCACGGAGGCTAGTGATGGCGAAGAAGACGCCCAAGCAGTCGCTCCCCACCGCCGCCCCGGCTCACGCCCCGAAGGCCCACGCGCCGGCCGCCGAGCGCGCGCTCGCCGCGCCCACCGTCCTGGTGCCGAACACCGCGCCGAGCGTGGTACTCGAGTTCTCGCTCGACGAGGACGGCGACCTGGAGGTCGCCACCCACACGGTCGTCGCCTGGCAGATCGGATCGATGGTCGAGCCGGTCATCGTCGCGCGGATGCTCGCGCCGCGCCTCTACTGCCTGGTCGAGGCGCACGGCTCGGAGATGAGCTACACGTTCCTCGACGACGGCGAAGACGAGCCGCTCCGCTTCACCACCATCACCGCCGCCCGGCTGCACGCGCGCGCGGCGCTCGGAGGGGCATGATGGCGCTCCACGACTTCTGGTGCCCCCGCTGCGGCCAGGTGCTGGTCGACGTGAACGTGCCGATCACGATCGGCGCGACCGCCGGCGCGCCCGAGCACTGCGGGTTCCCCGCCACCTGGATGCCCGCGGTCGGCCGCATGGATGCGGCCAATGGCCCCGGCTTCACCGCGTTCGAGGCCTACGACGGGCAGAACCGCAAGGTCACGGTCGACAGCCTCAGCAAGCTCCGGCAGATCGAGCGGACCTCGGAAGCCGACTCGCGCAACGGCGAGGGCCAGCCGATCGTCTGGCGCCGCTACGCGCAGGACAACTCCAACCGCCACACGCACGCGCTCGCCCCGGGGTGGACCGGCGGGGCGCAACCCGACCCGGCGTTCGTGAAGAAGCACGGCGCGCGCATCCGCCGCGACGCCGAGGTCGCCAACACCGAGTACGGGCCGGGGGTGAGCGACGCCACGCCCTCCGCGCTCGATCACCTCTCGAAGGACTAGGAAGCATAGGCATCTCCCAATGGCAGACTTCTCCAAGTCCGGTGTGCTCGACCTGCCCCGCTCGACCGCCGAGGCGCTCACCCACGGCGACCCGCGCGTCCTGGGCTGGCTGCGCGAGTGGATCCAGGAAGGCGACATGATCAATCGCCAGGATCCCTCCTACGACCTGATCGGCAAGGCCCAGGACTACATCGTCGGCAACCAGCTCAGCGCCGATCAATGCAAGCTCAAGTACCTCCCGCAGGTCGTCATCAACGAGACCCGGAAGGCGATGCAGGCGCACGTCGCGGCGATTACCGACCTGAAGCCGGTGGCGGGCTGGAAGACCAACCCCGAGTTCCAGGTCCAGGCGAACATGCTGAACCAGTACCTCATGGCCGAGTGGATGACGACCATGATGGACCTGGACCTGGGCGACTGCGTCAAATACAGCCTCGCGGGAGGGACCGGCGACCTGGTCATCGACTGGGATCCGCACGCCCCCCACGGCGGCGCGCACCAGCTGACCGCCCGCGACCCGCGCGACACGCTCCCGCTCCGCCCGTCCTTCGGCCGATCGAACCAGCTGTGGGAGGGCGCCTGCTTCCGCGAGGAGCACACCGTCAACGTGCTGCGCGGCATGTACCCGATGCAGGCGCACGCCTTCAAGGCCTCCCCCGACACGCTGCTCGGCCAGGTCATGGGCCGCTTCCGCACGGGCCTCTCGCGGCTGATCTCGCCCGCCGACCCGCTCGACTCGATCGCCTGGCCGGGATCCGCCTCCACCACTCGCCGCGCGCGCTCGGGCGCGATCGTGCTCTACCGCGCCTACTTCAAGGACCGCACGCGCAATCTCACGACCAAGCCGATCGTGATGGGCACGCCCGGCGCCAACTGGTCCTACGTGGTGCAGCCGCAGCAGCCGCTCTACCCGCGGGGGCGCCTCCTGGTCGCGACCGAAGACACGATCATCTACGACGGCCCGAACACCTACTGGCACGGCATGTTCCCCTTCTGCCGGCTGAAGCTCTGGTCGGTCCCCTGGCAGTTCCTCGGCGTGCCGCTCTTCAACGATCTCCTGCCGCTCCAGGACGCGATCAACGACACGATGCACGACATCCGCCTGGCGATGCGGCAGTGGACGAACCCCGACATCACCTACAACCGCACGGCGGTCTCTGAAGCGACGATGAAGCTGATGGACCCGCGCCGCCCCGGCAAGCGGGTCAAAGTGATGCCCGGCTTCGGCGACCCGTGGAAGAAGGAAGACGGCCCCAACCCCGCCATCATCCAGATGGGGATCGAGATGTGGGAGAAGCTCACGCAGAAGTTCACCGACCTCTCCGGGACGGCGAACCTGCAGGCGCTCCTGCAACTCCGCCAGATGCCCTCGGCCGACACGATCCAGAAGTACTACGAAGCGCTCACGCCCGAGATCCGCTCCGAAGCGCGCCAGGTGGAACTCTTCCTGCGCGACTTCAGCGAGATGGTGAAGATCAACTACTTCCAGTTCCTCAGCCAGTCCAAGCGCGTGCAGATCCTCGGGCAGGGCGGCAACACGCTCAACGAGTTCGACTTCGATCCCGAGCAGTTCGTCCCCAGCTTGCGCCCCGGCGATCCCGGCTACACGCCCGAACTCGACGGCCAGACCACCTCGCGCGACCAGCGCGCGCAGTACTTCCACAAGCAGTTCGTCTTCATCGTCCAGCCGAACTCCGTCCTGGCGATGGACGCGACCGAGCGGAAGATGATGCGCGTCCAGCTGGCCCGCATGGGCTACTACGACTTCTGGTCGCTGCACGAGACGCTCGAAACACCGAACGTCGGCGCGCCGCCCGCCCTCCCGCTGCCGCCGCTCACGCCCCCGCCGGCCGATGTCCTCACGCAGATGCTCGCGCAGGTGCAGAACACGCCCGGCGCGCTCGGCGCGATGTCGACCGGCGCGATGGGCCTGCCGCAGTACACCGACCCGGCCAGCCAGCGCACCTTCACGATGGACGTGGCCTCGGGCCAGATCCTCGAAGTGCGCGTGCCGGTCACGGTCACCGAGCGGCTGCAGGCGCAGTCGTCCCTCGGCATCGGCCAGACGGTCAATCCCGCCGGCCGGAAGGCCAGCGGCCAAGCGGCCCCGCAGAGCGAAACGAAGAACGACGAGCCGGGCGGGCGGCAGACGATCACCGAGAGCGACAAGTAGCCCGAGGGAGGCTCTATGCATATGCGACGACGGCTGACACTCCTGCTCGTGACCGCGACGCTCGCGCTCGCTCCGGCCTGCACCAAGGTCTACACCGACGACGATCGCAATAACGGCGCGGTGGTCACGCCGACGCCCCTGCCCACGCCCACCCCGACCCCGGCCCCGGTCGTCAAGACCGACCGGATCGAGTTCCGCGTCCTCGGCGCGGGGCTCGCCGCCTTCACCCCGGTCATCGTCCGCCACACCGATGCGGTCAACGGCCTGACCCTCTATGCCGGGGCGACGCCCTACTTCGTGCAGTTCGACTCGACCGAGTCGACCGTCTTCCTCTACATCGAGGCGTCGGGGAGCGGGTCGCTCCTCCAAAGCACGCTCCAGGTCCAGATCTACGTGAACGGCAAGCTGTTCCGCGAAGGCTACGCGCAGGGCGTCACCCTGAGCGCGACGGCCAGCGGCACCTATCGTCGGTAGAGGAGCCCCCCATGACCAAACGACACGTCGCGATCGTGCTGCTCGGCTGCGCGCTGGGATCGATGAGCTGCTCGCTGAACGTCACCCCGACCACGCCCAAGGTCTGCAGCGACCAGGCGCCGCCCAAGCTCATCCTCAACGACCAGTGCAAGGACGGCGTCTGCGGCTTCACCTGCGAGCCCGGCCGCTGGGCGCCGGTGCATCTCATCATCGACGACCGCCCGTTCCCGCGCGAGCCGCTCGCCTCCGCCGGGGGATCTTGACGAGTCCAGGATCTGGCTCGACGCTAGACGCCGAGCCATGCCCCTCTCCGCGTCCGGCACGAAGGTGCTCAGCACCATGAAAGCGCAGTACGGCGCGGGGAAGGGCGAGCGCATCTTCTACGCGACCGCCACCAAGCAGCCCGCGCTCGGCAAGAAGTGGCACGGCACGTCGACCTCGAAGCGGAGCCTGTCGAAGCGATGAGCAAAGAGACCTTCGACCAGATGATCGCGCGGGTGACCGCGAAGAAGTCCGCGCCCGCCCCACGCGGGGGGCCGCCCCCGCCGCCCAAGCTCTCGCCGTCGCCGGTGAAAGTCCCGACGCCTGGCGCGAGGAAGTAGGAGCGCCCGATGCCCTTCCCCTACGGCAAGTCCCCCGCGAGCAAGGACGCCAAGGCCGCCGCGACCGTCGCGCCCGGCGTGCCGGCGTTCGCGAAGAAGTCGGCGCGCAAGCGCAAGCCCGGCAAGCGCGCGCCGGCGCAGAAGGCGCTCACACAGCCTGGCCGCTCGATGAGCGGAGGCGGACGCTGATGGCCCGCACCACCGTGACCAAGGCGCCCAGCCCCGACAACGCCGTCGTGATGAGCAAGAACCACGACCCGGCGCTCCTCAAGGGCTCGATGTCGGCGCAAGACTTCAACAAGCGCACCACCGCGACCAAGCCGATCCGCGGCGGCCGGTCGCTCAAGGGCGGAGGGCGCTGATGGGCTTCTTCGGCAAACTCGGCGGCGCGATCGGCGGCGGGCTCAAGGCCCTCACCCCCGGGCTGGGCGGCGGCGCGAACCCGATCAAGAACGTCAAGAACGCGGGCAAGGCCCTGGGCGGCGCGCCCGGGATGCCGGCCCTGGGCGGGGCAATCGGCCGGGCCCCAGGCGGCAACGCCCTGGCCGGCGCGCTCGGCCTGCCCGGCAAGGCGGCCCCGACCGCCACCTCGTCGATGTCGATCGCCGGCCCGGCCGCGCCGAGCCTCGCGGTCGGGGCCGCACCGAGTCTCGCCGCCAGCGGCGGCCCGAGCCTGGCGGCCGCGCCTGACCTGGCCGCTGGCGACGGCGGCATGGCGGCCGGTCCCGAGATGGCGGCCGGCCCGTCGCTCAGCAAGAAGGCCTTCGGTAAGGGCCGCGCGATGCGCGGAGGGAGACGCTAATGGGAGCCTACGGTGGAGCTTTCCCGGGCATGGGCCCATCCCCGGGGGCGCCCGCCCTCGACCAACCCCCGCCCTCGCCCACCCCGATGGGCGAGATGGGCGGCGGCTTCTCGATGCGCGGCATCGCCGGCCCCGGCCCGATGGGCCCCGGTGGCGCCGGCGCGATCCCCTCGGCCGGGATGCCCCCCGAGGTGCTCACCGGCATCACGCAATCGGCGCAGTCCATGTCGGATCTACTCGACAGCTGGGCACAAATTACCCCGGACCAGGGCCCGCAGCTCGCGCTCATCAAGGACATGGTCGCGCAGTACCTGGCCGGCCTGATGGGCTCGGGCGCGGGCCCGGTCTCCCCCACCGCCCCCGGCTCCGCCTTCCCAGGCGGCGGCATGGACCGCGGCATCTCGGGCCCCGGCACGATCTGAGGAGCACCACGATGGCTACAGAGAAGACGCCTGAGAAGACCCTGACCCCGAGCGCGCCGGTCGCCACGTCGAAGCGCACTGCGACGCCCACCCTCGACGAGGGTGCCGCCCCGACCGTCGTCATCACGGCGCTCGCCCCGGCCTCGGCCGCGGTCGGCGACCCGTCGTTCGTCCTGCGCGTCCTGGGCGCCGGCTTCACCCGCGACTCGGTGATCGTCTTCGCCGGCCAGGACGAGCCGACGACCTACTTCTCCGACGGCGAGGTCCAGACCGGGATGAACATGCCGCTCTGGCAGGGCGCCGACCCGGCGATCCCGTGCCTGGTGCGGAACGCCGACGGGGCAGTGAGCAACACGGTCCACTTCGTCATGGACCCGCCGCCCGCGGTGCCGGTCGACCACGCGGCCGCCAGCAAGCCGTTCCCGGTGATCGACCTGATCTAGCCGACCTCTCGCGCACACCGCGTGCGCCCCCGCCGACGACGACGACTCCGACGACCACGCCAATCACAACGCCCAGGTGAGAGGAACCTCTCGCCGCCCTAGCCCGCACCCGCGGAGGGGCGCGCGGTCGTTCTTGCCTCGACCCGGGAAGGAGTCAGTCAGATGGGTGCTTTCGAGTCGGGTCAATCGTTCCTCGCTGGCGTGCTCAGCAAGCTCCCCGCGGAGCAGCAGGCACAGGCGCGAGCGATCTTCGATGCTGCGGAGGCGAAAGACGCCGTCGTCCTCCTGGGCGACGGCGCGCTAGCCCGCAGCGACTACAGCCGCTCGATGGACACGATCCGCGAACAGGAGCGGGCGCTCACCGAGTACTACACGCGGCTCGACGGGTGGTACGCCGAGAACAAGGCGACGCTCGACGCGGCCGCGCAGCGTGGCGGGGCCGCCGACCCGGCGCCGCCGCAGGACCGGACGCCCAACGGGGGCGCCGGCGGGAACGTCGCGCTCAGCGCCGACGACATCCGCCGGATCGCGAACGACGCGGTCAACGAAGCGGGGCGGGACTACATCCAGGTCTCGGCCTTTCTCTCGACGCAGGGGGCGCGGCACAGCCACCTCTTCAACGAGCCGCTGGACATGACCGAACTGGTCGCGAACCCGAAACTCGGCAAGCCCATCTACGGACAACCCGGGCGGGTCTACTCGCTGCAAGACGCTTACATGGAGCGGTACGGCGAGCGGATCCAGAAGAAACAACAAGAGGCAGAGGACAAGCGGATCAACGACGAAGTCGACAAGCGTCTGGGCGAGAAGCTCAAGGCGACGCAGAGCGGACACCCGTTCCCCCTGCGCACCGAGGCCTCCCCGCTCGACGCGCTCAGCACCAAGGAAGGCCCCGCGGCCCACACGCTCGACTCGGCGGTCGCCGAGTACGAACGGTTGGTCTCGGCCAAACAGGGCTGAGCGCGCCAGCAGATCGCCGCCGTCGACCGCCGTCGTGATGAGGCCGCACTAGGAGGCTCCCGTGGCAATTCAGCTCGACGAAGTCAACACCACCGTTACGAAAGAGATCGAACCCGGCGTCGTGGACGGCTATTTCAAGGCCGGCCCCTTCATCGCGATGGCCAAGTCCCGCTTCAACCGGAAGTGGATTGGGCCCCAGATCCAAGAGAACTTCATGTACAAGCCCATGAAGGGCGGCGCGTACAAGAAGGGCTCCTCGTTCGACATCACCCGCCGGCAGACGCGCACCGGGCTGCTCTTCGGCCCGCGCTACTACCAGGTCGGCATCACCGAGTTCCTCGAAGACCTGGAAGTCGAACTCGCTGGCCCGCGCGCGGCCTTCAGCGTCATCCGCACCGACATGGCCCAGGCCTCGCTGACCATGTCCGCGATCCTGGAGATCGCCGCCTTCCATCACGGCCAGGCCCTCGCGGGCGACGACCGCTCGATGGAGATGAACGGCCTGGAAGAGGCGCTCAACAACGGCACGACCGCCAGCTGGGCGGGGAACATCTTCCCCTCCTACGGCGGCCAGACCCGCGTTGACGTCTCGCCCGCCCTCGACCCGCCCTCGGGCCTCATCGCGCAGGATCTGGGCGGCGCGCCCATCTCCTACCGCGTGCTCCGCCACAGCTACTTCAGCTGCATCATCGGCAACGAAGCGCCGACGATCGGCATCACGACCAACCGCTGCATGGGCTACATCGCGGAGAACTTCCTGCCGCACCAGATCATCGACACCACGCAGCCGGAGATCAACTGGCCGGGGATGAAGTTCGACAAGGCCACGATCACGATGTCGCAGTACTGCCCCGGCGCCGACGGCGTGAACGACGCGGATCTGGGCAGCTACTACGCCCCGAACGAGACCTTCTGGTGGCTGAACTTCGGTCCCCAGGGCGACGACGCCTACATCCGCCTCTACATCGCGCAGTCGCGGAAGTTCGCGTTCGGCTTCACCGGCTTCAAGGGCGCGCGGCAGGACAACCAGGTCGCCGGGCAGATCCTCTTCGCCGGCAACCTCACCGTGAAGGCGCTGCGCCTCTCCCGGGTCATCTCTGGCATCGGCAGCTAGGTTCAGGAGTCCATCATGCCCAGCGTCTACGAAAACAACGCCGTCTACCTCCAGAGCGGTGACCCGCTCACGGAGAACGCCGCCGCCCTGGCGCAGCCGGGTACCCTCGGCGCGCGCTTCACGATGCAGTACCCCACCAGCCGGGCGACCCCGGCCACGGCGGCCAACGCGCCCCGCACCCGCCGCTTCCAGCTGGTGCAGGTCGACGCGCTCGCGGCCGCCGCGCCCAAGGCCGGCCAGCCGGTCTACTGGGTCGACCGCGGCGCCTACAAGGTCACGACCGCCGGCGGCACGCTGCTCAACCAGCTGGCGGGCGTGATCAACAACGCGGCGACGCGCGGCAACTACACCTGCATCCAGCTGGGCGGCCCTTGCCTGGTGCGGGCGTCGGACGCCAACGTCGCGGCGGCCGTCGCCGGGGCGGACGTCCTGGTGGGCGGGGCGACCGACCTGGGCGTGCTCGTGGCGGCCGGCACCGCGCCGGGCACCGTCGGGCTGGGCACCATCGCCACGCCCAAGACGACCGACGTGACCGGCGGCACGGGCAACCACAAGATCCTGGTGGACCTCGACGTGCCGTCGGAGAACTTCTAGGAGCCGTCATGCCCACGATTGACAAGAGCATCGGTGCCTATCACGACAGCTCGAACGCGCGCATCCGCAAGATCGCCGGCTACACCGGCCCCGCCGTCTACAACACGACGGGCGACCCGATCACGCCGCAGGATCTCGGGATGTCGCGCATCGAGCTGATCCTGTTCGCCAACGCCCTCAGCGGCACCACGCCCCTCTACCCCGTCTGGAACCCGGACGCCGCCACCGGCGGGGGCAAGGTCAAGTGGATCGTCGCGTCGACCGGCGTCGAGGTCGCGCAGGGCGTCAACCTGTCGACCTACTTCACGCGCTTCGAGGCGATCGGGAAGTAGTCCTCGATGGCGGAGACGCTCCTCAACGCGGTGCCGGTCACGAGCGAGATGGCCTTCGATCTCGACATCGGGCCGGCCCCGCGTACGTCCTACCTGCTCTCGGTGCCGGGCCACACCACCGTGGTGTCGCTCGGCGGCCTGGGCACCTGGACGGTGGAGGTGCTCGGCTCGACCGACGGCCTGACGTTCGGGGTCGTCGGCACGCACACGCTCCCGGGGGACTACCGCTACAACAGCAACAACGTCGTGGCCGTCGCCATCCGCGTGGCCAGCTATACCTCCGGCACGCCACTGGCCCAGCTCTCGCGGGGCGGGATTACCACCCGCACCAACGTCTCGCCGCTCTTCGGCACGACCCTGCCCTACGCCTTCCGCACCGGCACGGCCGAGACGATCGCGCGGGGCGAGGTGAAGTTCAACGCGACGCTCATCGGCTCGGTGACCAAGGTCTGGATCGCGCACGAAACGGAAGACACCATCGACCAGTTCTACGCCGTGCAGCGCATCCCGCCCGGCGGCACGCTCCTCATGCAGGAGCGCAGCAACCACCTGGCGGCGGTCCTCTTCCGCGTCACCGGCGCGGTCGTCAACAAGACCGGCTACGTCGAAGTGCCCGTCGCCTACCTGGAGCACGTCGGCACGCTCAGTCCCCAGGGGCGGCTCCAGGTGATCCTGGCCGCGTTCAACCCCGGGGCGTCGCTGTCGTTCGCGCCGCCGGCGTTCGTCGACCGGTTGCCCGACATCAAGGCCCTGCTTACCGCAGGCGACAGCGTGCCCGAGGAGGCCCTGGCATGAGCGAGGACTTTGGGTTCTGCTGGCGCACCGTCCGCCTGCACTGCCCGGCGGCCCCGACCTTCCTCGCGCGCGAGTGGGTCCAGGCGGCCTGGAAGCAGCTCCTGGCCGCGCGCCGCTGGGGCTTCATGCGCGCCGAGATCGCGCTGCCCCTCCTCGCCGGCCAGACGCACGTCGTCATGCCGCCCGACTTCGGCAGCTTCCTCATCGTGGTCGACGGGGCGCGGCAGGTCCGCATCCCGTTCCGCTACACGATGGACGAGCTGCTGCGCGCCGACCCGGCGCTCAGCTCCACCGGGGCGCCGAACGCCCTGGTCGCCACCTCGCCCTCGACCGACCCGCTGACCCTGGGCCAGGTGCGCTACGTGCTCTACCCCGTCCCGGGGGCTGCCACGACGCTCACGGCGGTCTACCACCGCCAGGGCGCGCGGCTCTCGGACGGGGAGGTCTTCGCGGGGGTGCTGGCCGACGGGGGCGAGGTGCTCGTCGCTGGCGCGCTCGCGCAAGCCGCCCTCTGGCCCGGCACGGGCGAGAAGCCCAACCCCTACTTCAACGCCGGGCTCGCCCAGACCAAGACCAGCGAGTTCAAGTACGGCGTTCAGATGCTCTCGCTGCGCGACGACGAACAAGTCCCCGACGACCTGTGGGACAGCTGGCCGGAAACGTGTCAGAGCGGGCTGGTGGGCGCCGACCCGCGCACCACCGATGCCTGCGCCTGCTAGATGCATATGCGTGTGAGGAGATGACCTATGGCTGACCTGAAGAGCTTCTGGGACAACCCCGGGATGCCGACCTCGACCGACCTCGGCGGCGACGGCGTCGTCAACAGCGGCACCGACCCGAACGTCAACGTCGATGCCCCGAACGGCCTGCAGCCGATCTGGCAGAACGACCCGGTGCCGTCCATCTCGGCCGGCGGGTCGGAGTCGGAGAACTCGGTCTCGGGCCTCCCGGCGCTGCCCAACCGCTTCGAGCCGACCGAGCAGCCGCCCCCGCCGCCGACGCTCCAGGACCGCCGGCCCGGCACGATCGACGAGAGGTAAGCGCGATGCTGCGCCACTACGTGCTCACGCTCTCCGGCGCGACGCAGCGCCTCTCCGACGCGCTGCCGACGACCACGCCCGGGGGCCCCGACGACCTGATGTGCGTGGCGATCCACCTCCAGGCGGGCGGGGCCAACGCGGCGGCGCTCTACCTGGGCGGCTACGGCCAGACGCTGACGAGCGCGATCTACGGCACGCGGGTGCCCGCCGCCGCCTCGGGGACGCCGTCGGCGCCCTACATCCTCGACGGGCCGGTCAAGCCGTCGCACGTCAGCGTGCTCGGCGCGAACGGCGAGAAGCTCTCGGTCCTCCTGGTGACCGCCTGATGGGACGGGGCTGGCGCTACGGGTACGCGCTGGACGCGGGGGGCGGCGGAGGGCCCGCGCCGGCCGCGCCCATTGCGCTGGTCGTCGCGACCTCGGGGGCCCTCGGGACCGACGGCGGGACGACGGCTGCGATCAACACGACGGGCGCGACGCTCATCGCGGTGTCGGTGTCCTGGAGTGCGATCCTGGGCGGCAGCTTCAGTGCGGTGACCGACAGCAAGGGTAATCCCTACACCGGGCTGACGCGGCGGACGTCGCCCACCGAAAGTTCGATCCAGCAGTGGTTCTACTGCCTGGCGCCGGCGTCGGTTGGCGCGGGCCACACGGTCACGGTCTCGGGCGGCAGCTTCGATCCCGTGGCTGTGGTGTATGCCTTTGCGGGCGTCGTCGCGTATGGCGCGGAGAGCGGCGCGGTCCTGGCGGCCGGGGCGAGTCTCGCCACGGGGCTGGTGACCCCGGCGAGGGCTGGCGCCCTGATCCTCACCGGCGTGTGCGGCCGGTACGCGACCTCGACGCACACCGTCGCGCCGGCCGGGTTCACGCTCAGGACGCACTATGCCGGCTTCCTCAATCTGCAGGGGTCGGCGGCGTACTACGTCCAACCGACGATCGCGGCGATCGATCCGACCTGGACCTTCGCGCCCGCTCATGCCGGGTCGGCGGCCGGCACGGCGGTCTTCCTGCCCGCGGCCTAGGAGGCCTCTCGCGATGCTGCTCTTCATGGACGGGATGAGCCACTACGGGTCGGCCGAGATCGCGCACAAGTACACCTCTGTCGACGCCAGCTACGCCGCCTGGTCGATCGTCTCTGAGGGCCGCTTCGGCAACTGCCTGAAGCGGGTCTCGACGCACAACACCAGCAATGGCAGCCCCCTGGGGCTCGCGCCCTTCGTCACGCAGCCCGGCTACTGGACGCCCTCCTCGGGCGGGGTCTGCGGGTTCGCGATCAAGGTCGATGACCTGACGCGGATCGGGGGCTACCCGTCGTTGGGGCAGCCGCTCGGCTTTCTGGTGCCGATCGAGCCGGGGGTGGGGTCGCCGCTGGGCGCTGGGCCGTACCACATCCGCCTCCTGCTCAACGCCAACGGCACCTTCACGCTCCAGAAGCGCGCCTCCACCGTCGGCGGCGACAGCACGCTCGCCAACAGCATCGAAGGCCTGCAGTCGGGCGCCTGGGCCTACGTCGAGATCAAGTGGATCATCGATCACGCCGGCTACTTCGAGGTGCGCGTCAACACGATCCCGGTGATGACCTTCACCGGCGACACGCGCGTGACCGACGCGGCCAGCTTCGGCTACTGGACGAGCCTCAATCTCTTCGTCGTGGGGGGCGCGACGCCGCCGGCGGCGGTGACGATGCGGATCTGCGACTTCTATCTCGCGGACCTGACCGGCGGGGCCAGCGACGTCAAGGACTTCCTCGGCGACGGCATCATCCAGACCATCTTCCCGAACGCCCCCGGGCTGGCCGCCGGCTGGACGCCCTCGGGCGCCGTCAACTGGGACATGGTGAACGACAAGCCCATCCCCGACGGCGACGCGACCTACGTCGAGACCACGCCCTCGGGGACGCGCGACTGCCACCAGTTTGAGGACATCCCGGCGAGCGCCAGCGTCCTCGGCGTCCACTACAACATCCTGGCGCGCAAGGTCGAGGAAGGCGCGATGACGATCAAGCCGATCGTCGGCCAGGGCGGCGTCCAATACGACGGCCCCACCCAGGGCGTCGCCTCGATCGTCTACGACCGCTATCTCACCCAGCCCTACGACACGAACCCGGCGACGGGCGCCCCCTGGACCGCGGCCGAGATCAACGCCGGCCAGTGGGGCCTCCTGAAGGTGACCTGATGGCGCTCCTCTTCATGGACAGCTTCGACCACTACGTCACCGCCGACCTGACGGAGAAGTGGTCCTCGGTGGTGATCTCCGGGACGTCGGGCGCCTTGAACACCATCAACACCACGGGCGGCCGGCGCAGCTCGGGGGCCTGGCGTTACACCCCCGGCAACGACACCCTCAACGCCTTCGGGTACATCCAGAAGAACCTCCCCGCGACCGGGGCGACTGTCGTGTGCGGGTTCGCGTTCAACCCGAGCGGGGCATCCGGGGGGAGTGGGATGCCGATCTTCTCGGTCTTGAACGGGGCGACCAGCCTCACCTATCTCCGCCTGAACTCGGACCTGACGCTCTCGGTGGGCCGCGGCGGGCACTCGGGGAGCCCGACGCTCCTGGGCACGACCGCCGCGGTGACGGCGGGCGCCTTTACCTACGTCGAAATTAAGCTGCTCCTGTCGGCCACCGTCGGCACAGTCGACGTGCGCTTCAACGGCGTGTCGGTGCTCAGCCTGACGGCACAGAACACGGCCGCGGCCACGACCTGGACGAACATCCGGCTCGGCCTCTTATCCGCGGCGGTGGGCAACAGCATCGTCAGCGGCCGCACGTATGACTACGACGACCTCTACGTCCTCGACGGCGCTGGCGCCGCTCCCCTCAACGACCTCCTCGGCGACGTCCGCGTCGACGCGCGCCGCCCCACCGCCGCGGGCGCCGTGACCGGCTGGACGCCGCTCGCGGGCGCCAACTGGGATGCGGTCAACGACACCACGCCCGACGACGACACTACCTACACCTCGACTTCGACCGTCAGCGCGACCGACACCTTCGTGACCGAGGACGCCCCGATCGTCGGCGCGACGATCTTCGGCGTGCAGCACTGCCTCGCCATGAAGAAGGCCGACGCGGGCACCTGCACGGTCGCCCCGGTCATCCGCCACGGCACCACGAACTACCCCGGGGCGCCGATCTCGCCCGGCACCAGCTACAGCTACGGCGTCGCCATCGCGGCGACCAACCCCGGCACCGGCCTGGCCTGGACCGAAGCCGGCTTCAACGCCGCCGAGTTCGGCTACACGCGGACAGGCTGACCTGATGGCGCTCCTCTTCGTCGACGGCTTCGATCACTCGGGTACCAACCTGACGATCCACGACACGAAGTGGCCGACCGCGACGGCGTCCTTCGGCAACGCCGCACTCGTGTCGACGCCGACCCGCACCGGGACGGGCGCGCTCCTGCTGGCGGGGGGCGTGGACACCATCAAGTACCGCACCATCCCGACGATCTCCGGCTCCAACTTCACGACCGGGTTCGCCTTTCGCAAAACGGCCAACCCCGCCTCCATCTACTACGTCCACGCGGTCATCGAAGCGGGCGTGGTGTTTCAGATTGGCGTGGCGCTCAATCCCGCCGGCACCCTGAGCGTCTTCAAGGGGACGACGGCGACGCTCCTGGCGACGGGCGGGACGGTCCTCTCGAACAACACCTGGTACTACATCGAGTTCCAGGGGAGCATCAGCGGCCTGGGGTTCTACTCCCTCAAGATCGATGGCGTGGCGGAGGTGGGCGGCGGGGCCAACACCTTCGGCGGGTCGGGGATCATCAACATGGTCGGCTACGGCTCCTCGGGAAACATCACCTCCTACTTCGACGACCTCTACGTCCTGGTCGACAACGGCACCGCGCCCACGACCTTCCTCG